CTGTCTAATATAGACAAGTAATACAATATTAAAATTGGGGGCGGGCGTCACATCGCCCGTCCCCTTTTTTATTGTAAAAAGTATGTTAAATACAATTGTTGATATAACGAAAGATAATTATAGTAGTGGTTCTTTTTATCAAACCAGAATATCCGAGATTACACATTATGACCCTATGGACCTTTGGCTTAGACAGGATGATGCAAGTGGCGGGTCAAGAATGCCGCATAACGATAGACGGCGACCCAATATACTTTCAGGGGATACTGGATCAGCAGTCAACACTATTACAAGATGATCGTGGTGTAGAAAGAGTAGAAAATATGTTTCGTCTTACAGTAAGAAGAAATGTAGCCACGAAAATACCAAAAGATGTACAGAATACTATACAAATTGAGGACCAATCATATGCAGTTCGTCATATTCTTTTGACTGGTGACGGTGAAGAGGTAGAAATTTATATGACGAAGATAAATGCATTTAATGATGAATGTGATCCACCAGGGAGTTGCTAATGATTAGTGAAACAATTGGATTATTAAAAACTGCATTAGTAAATCCTACCTATGGTGTAAATGTATATCTTAATAGTGGTAGCCTACCAACGATTAATGGTGTATATGCAGAAACCACAGATTACTGGATGACCGCTGGTGGGGAGCCATCAGCATTTCCTGTATTGATGATTTCGTTGGCAGATGATGTAAATTTTATTATGCCAGAGGTTAGAACATCTATTCGTGATGTGGAAATTACTTTGGCTGTATCATATTGGAATAAAATAGTAGCTACGCATACTGGCACAGATTTAAGTTATAAAACTTTATCCTGTGTAATGCAAAGCTTACGGCAGTGGAGCAAAAACGAGAACTCCGCAGCGAGAACGGACAACAATATAGAGGTCATGCAAATGACTAATATTCGTCAAACGCCCCGTTCCATAACTCAGGAGCAAGATGTTAATTTACTCTCATCTCTCTTGATTACTTTTAGAGTAAGAGACACAAACCCTTAATGTTAGGAGAACAAAATGAGTTTTAAGTCAGTTATTGGCTACGGCGTTCTCGCACAAAAAGAAAGCACATATGCAACAGCAAGTGCTTTTAACACAACGACACATGCCGTCCAAGTTAGTGAATTGCCAACTTTGGCAATCAATTATGTAAATGATGGTGCAAGACCAAACTCACCATCAACCGCAGGAGCACAACCATTCGTTTCACCAACAGGCCGATTTGCAGAAATCAACCTTGTAATGGAAGCACGTGGTAGTGGTTCAGCATACACCTCAACCGCAACAACTCCACCAGATGTGCATGCATTATTGCAAGCATGTGGCTTCTCTGCATCGTATGCAGCAGGAGCATGGACCTATCAACCAGAAGCAGTTGGAACAGCAGATAGTAGTGTTGCTGTAAGATTGTTTGCTCGTGAAGAACAATACACCGCAGTTGGTGGTATTGGAACCTTTACATTAGCAAGTGATGGAGCAAGTCCAGCACAATACACATTTGATGTTTCAGCCTTAATGTCTGGTTCAGTTATTGATGCAAATGTTGCAACAATCAACTACAACACCACAGTTCCACCAAAGACAGAAAACATTGCATTAGCTCTTGGAACATTTGGAACTGCAATTGTTCGTGGATTTACTTTAACTCTTGGTCGTGAAATTAACCCAAGAGTGAATATCAATCAAACAGATGCACACGCTGGATTTGCAAGTGGTCGTCGTGATATGAGTTTTGCAACCACAATCGAAACACCAGCAAGTAGTTCATTTGATATTTACGAACTCCAAAGAAACGGAACACAATTTGCAACATCATTCACCATCGGTTCAGTTGCAGGTAATAAGTTGACTATTTCATTACCAACTTGCCAAATCATCGGCATCAGTAATGGAGAAGATGGTGCAGTTTCCACAAGTGAACTCACAATCAAGCCTTCGTCATTAAACGGGGCAAACGATATTACAATCACATACAACTAATAAGAGGTCTATATGTCGGCAGAGAGATTTATTAAAGCAACGGAACCTGTAAAGGTCGAGTTAAATGGCACAACTTATATGGTTAAACCTTTAAGTTTTAAAAATCATTTATCAGTTCAGCGTGAATTACGCAAGAGTTTTGCTGATGGGTTAACATTAGAACAAAAAGAAGATGCATATATTGCAGCAATAGAAGCATTAGCAGTCGCATTATCATTACCAGTAGAAGATGTATTAAATGCTGATAATGAATTCATAACAAGATTAATTGATGTTTTTTTGTTGCAGACGAAGTAGCAGATGAAAAGGAAGATGACCCGTTTGAGGAAGCATACAAGCGGGTCAAACCTTCTCATCAAAAAGTAATAGAAAGAGAGTTATACTACGACATCGCGTTGTTTATAAAACATTATGGCAACAATACATTTAAAGATGGTGAAATAGGATACTGGCATTTCTATTATTTATCAAAGCAAATACCTGCATTAGAAGCAAGTGATGTCTTTGTTGTAATGGAAGGAAATGGTTTGGCTATGGGAGCAGACCACCCAACCAGTAAAAAGAGATTACGACAGCTGCAAACATTTGCAACATATGGTATAAAACTATAATAGGATATAATCATGGCCGGACAAGATATTCAGCTTGATTTATTTTTAGACGCAACACAAGTAGAACAAGCATCTAAGCAAACCGAAGCAACCTTAAAGAGTATGGCTAACAACTCTTCGGTTGGTATTCGTAAATTAGAAAATGCATTCCAAGATATGGGTATATCAGCGTTTGGTGTTACTGGACCGATTGCTCGTATTGGTGATGCTCTAATGGAATTCGTCCCAGGAGGAATTGTTGGAGCAGGTGTTGTTGCTGGTGTAGGTGGTATAATCTATGCTTTTAATAGACAAAAACAAATACAAAAAGATTTAGAAGAAGCACAAGCAGGGTCAAAGAAATCATTAGAAAGTTTAAGATTAGAATACATTAGATTAAAAGAAGGTGTAGAGGCATACAATATAGCGTTGTTGCAATCAACTGAAACAACGGCAAAGAGCACATCCGCAAGTGCATTAAGTGCTTTAACAAAATATTTTGATACAGTAGACCAAAAAGCAAAGACAGCGGCACTTGCTATGTTAGATTTTTCTGGGGCGGCTGGTGGTCGTATCATAGATCCAGCCGAATTAGAAAGAGTAACACAACAAAAAAGATTAGAGATATTACGACAAACAGCAGTAGAAAGAGAAAAATTAGAAAAGGCCTTTACTGATGCAGAAACTGCAAGAATTGCCGCACAAGCCGCCATACAAGAAGATGCACAATCTCGTGGTGAAAAGAGCTCCAGCGATGCTGCATCGGCTCGTCAAAAACTACTTCAAGCGGAGTTTAATGAGTTTAAACAACTCTTTGACTTACAGAACTCTGGATATGGATTAAATGCAGAACGACAAGCTCGGTTAAATGAATTATCTAATCAATATGCGGATATATTAAACAATATTAATGCACCATTAGATCAATTAAATGTTGCAAAGCAAGCAGAAGAAATTGTAGCAAGAGCAATTACACAAGAATATGAGAAACAACAAAAAGCAGCAGAAGAACTTGCAAAGCGTGAAAAAGAAATAGCAGACGAGCAAAAGAAAAGATTAGAAGATAGTGGAAAGTTAGCAGAACAAGCTGCAAAGAACGCATTGGCAAATAGTAAGGCAGAAACTGATTTATTAATAATGAACTTTGAGAAGGCAAAAGGTATTAATAATGAATTTACCGCAAGCCTTAAACAAGCATTAGAAACAGCACGAGCAGAACTTGCAATCGCACAAGCAGAAGGATTGGCTGGACCAATATTAGAAGCACAAAATAGATTAGCACAATTAGAAAAAACGGCGGCGGAAAGTGTGCAGGAAGGTGCATTGTTTAATACAGTCCAGATTGGTGTTAATGCATTAGCAGATGCATTTAGTGCAATGGGTGCAGCATTGGCTGCTGGTAAAGATGGATTAAAAGCATTTGGACAAGCAGCAAAACAAGCAATCGGTCAAAGCTTACAAATATTAGGAAGAGAACAACTTGTAAAAGGTTTATCTAACTTAGCTTCTGGGTTTGCGGCTGCAGCACTTGGTCCAATAGGTGGTAAGAGTTCTAAAGATTTCTTTAAGGCAGCAGGACTTAACTTTGCCGCCGCATCGTTGGCAGGTGTTGCTGGTGGTGCAATGGGTGGTAGTAGTGGTGCAGGTGGTGTTGGTGGTGGTGGATTTAGTAATAGTCAATTAGGTAGAAATACCTTCTCTACACAACCAACTACTATTATTGTGCAAGGAGGCTCATTATTAGATATGAGCAATCCAGATACACAAAGAACATTTATCGGTGCATTGGAAACTGTATCAAATAGAAGAATAAAATTTAACATGGCTGGTGCATAACATGGGAATATACAGAATACCAAAGATTACTTGGGGAACCAGTTTTGCAAATACACTTAATATCGGTTACCCATTAGATAACTGGGCATCATATAGTAGTGCATTTGATGGTTCGCAGTTCCTACAAGTAGAAAGTGGAACCGAAGATGCATGGGTCATTAATACCAATTATATTTTAGAAGGTGATATTCGTTGGATACCAACTGATAACTTGACCAATCCAACCAGAACAGGATGGGATGGAGCAACAGGATGTCGTGCATTTTTAGAATATGCAAGACAAAAAAACCAGTTTAGGTGGTATCCAAACAAAGATAGTGCATCTTATGTCCTATCCTATTTAGTAGAACCAATCAACGGAGCACACGCATTAGAACCAGATGGCACACGAACCATCCGTATTGTAATGCGAAATAGTAGCACAGCTTACGACGGGTATTAATAATGTCCTTAGCGTATAGATTGAGAATAATAAATGGAACGGCATTCACAACCAGTTCCACCTCTCTTACACCAGCAGCAGGTGCTTCGCATAGCGAACCATTCCAGATTACAACCCTTCCATCTGGTAGTTTAGCAGGATATGCCCCATATATGCGTATTCCACGCGGTCAAAATGGACAATTTGATATTAAATCGGGTCGCTCATCTGTCGGTGCATATAGTGTAGAACTCCTTGATGCAAAGACCCAGGCAGGTAATAACGCCACTCGCTGGGCATCTGCCTTTATTGGTGATGCAAGTGGTAAGTTAAGTTTGGTTGGTAAGAAAGCTATTATAGAAGAAAGCACTGATGGTGGTTCTAACTGGAACCTATATTTCTGTGGTCGAGTAAATAAATTTGATTTATCTTCCAAGCTGACCTATACAATAGAAATCGGGGACAACCTCGAACTCCTAAAACAAAAGATATTTGCCACCGAAGCAACAGTTGGCAGTGCAGTATATAAGTCAGTATTACCACTTGGTATTATGGATAAGTTGGAAATGCCTGATAGTCAATCGTCATTACCACAAACTACACCACTTTTTATAGAAAAGAGTGAGGTAGCTGCAAACGCCAATACACAATTACGATATGATAGATGGCTTACATTATTTAGTAATGATGTAGAAAGTGAAAGAAACTTTTGGTCATACGGTGAAAAGTTTAACACAAACGCAGGCGTGCAGTTTGATGTGTATGCGGGACAACAACCACTTCGTGCAAGAATAACTTTTAGTGGTTCATCAACTGGTCCATTTTACTATTATGGTGTTGATAAGTTGGAAACACCATCTAATGCAAATCGTGATAAATCAGTGCAGCAAATCAAGAAAATTCATATTGTAGAATTACCATCTAATGATCCACGATTTACCAGTATCGGTAGTATGCCAGCACAAAGTTTTACAAATGATTTACCTGCTATTTGGATTTATTCTACCCCTGGTAATGAACAAGTAAAGGGAACTTTATTTATCAACGCAACCCCATATCAAGTTCTTCGTGATATTTTATCAGGTAGTTATTTCCCACGAAGCACACCACAACTTTCTATTCCATTTGATAGTAGTTCTATTACAACATTAGAAACGATACGACCATTAGAAAAAATGGTATATAGAATGGAAGAACCGATGGAAGCAGGAGAGTTTATAGAAAAGCATATCTGTAAGCCATATGGTCTTGGCTATACATTTGAGCCACAAAATGTAAATGGTGTTCCACAATCTGTATTACGTTTATTCTCAACTTATATTCCAACCTCATCAGCAGGACTTGCAACACTCAACGATATAAGCGTGATAGCTGGAACCGAACAAAGTTGGAATACAAATGAACCAGTATTGGCTGTTGGTGGAACTTACTACCTAGAAACCATTAAGTCATATACCAGAGATACATTATCGTCAGCACAAAGTGAAGGAGAAACCAACGCAACGATACAACAAGTATTTCCTATTATTTATTCTACTACAAGTGATATTGACCCATCATCAAAGATAGAACAAATAGATTTTAATGGCATTCGTGGATTAAATAATGATGAATACTCATTTAGTATTGGTGGTATGGCTGGAAATGTAAACGTTAACGATTATAGCTTGGGTCGTGCCTTTGGTCATCTAAAAAAATATTTTGATAGAAATCAATTTGGCAATCCATTAGTGCAATTGACTTGCATACGAAATGCTACCACAAATGCATTAAAGGTTGGTGATTTCGTATTAGTAGATGTGGATGTTCTACCAAATCAAGCATTACATACTCGTGGTGGAACAAGAATATATCAAATCGTCCAAAAGAATGTAGATGGAATACAAATAGAGTTTAACTTATTAGATAGTGGTGTGAATAGCGTAATGCCATCACCATCGTTTGGTATTGTCTCATCATCGGTCAGTAATCAAATAGATTTTGAGGTTAGTATTCCGCAACCAGGCACATTAGAAATAGATTATGTTGTTGTTCCAAGTGGTTCGTCAGTACCAGCAAATAGTAGTGTAAATTGGATTTTCTTTTCGTCAAAAAGAAATACCGCCACCACACAATCATTTAGTATTACTACCATACCAGAAGGTAAGACCACATTTATTCGTGCAAGAACCACCAGTCCAACAAATGCAGATATAAAACTACCATCACCATATGTGGTTGCATCACCTGTGACCTTGGCTAATATCTCCGCACCGACAAATCTTGTGGTCAGTAATATTACCGCAAAGTCAGCAGAGATAGATTGGGTTAATACAAATGGTATATTTCCAATAGAAATCAAACTTGCATCACCACAAGGAGAACCAATAACAACTATTATTGAGTTGCCACCTTCCTCGTCTGCATTTGATTTAACTGGTCTTGACCTCAATACCAATCCAGCACATACAGTTGGTGTTCGTTATATTGACGCATACAGAGGATTTAGTCCTTTATTGACCGCAAGTTTTACAGCAACAGGCACAACACCACAACTTGACGCACCCGCAGCACTTATCACCTATATCACAAGATAATATATGCCTATTAATGAAGATAATATTGATAAAGCAAGATCGCAAACAGGCATAGTCCTTGTTGTCTTTCGTGATCCTGATGTTCCTGCTGATACGAAAACAGTTATAGAAAGAACCACGATGAGTGCATCCGTGGCTAATCCTGCGGGATGGACAGAGATAGGCACATTAGACAATACGGATACATCAGGCACATACTTCATAGATTATCAACCTATTACCAGACAAGTATATTTTTACAGAGCAAAGCATACTGCTCCTGGATTTGTTAGTAGTTCATATATCTTTGAGGTGTCGGGTTCTGCGACAACTATTCCACAAATTGATTGGCGTGGTAAGCCATGGCTCTTAAATCAAACACCATTACAATTAGTGATGGTTATTTCTGCAAGTAATGCAACTAGTTGGATTGTATATCCAGAAGTCAACCAACCAGTATTAGGATTCGGCACACCAGCAATTTCTCTTATTGCATCGGGTAATGTTGGGTCAATCACGAATGTAGGAACAAAATATACTATTAACAGACCAGCAGGTGCATTATCTTCTAGTGAAAGTTATGTAGTATTTGAGAGCACGTTGTCTGGCTTTAGAAATGGTATTGATAAAGTAGAATTGACCCCAATCGTAACAGGATCTGGTGCAGAACCTGCATTGCGCACCACAATCACTCCAATCACAACTGATAGTGCAAGTATCGTGGTAAATGTTGCAGTGTTTGATGAAGAACCAGGGGTTGGGTCATATATTAATCTTGCATTCACATCACTCAATATACCTTCTATTACACCATCAGGTGAGTTTATTTTATCCGCAAGTGAAGCAAAAACATTTACGATTAGTCGTCCAAATTATCTAACAGGTACAGCTCGTATTAACTTTACAGCAACAGGGTCAGGTCGTATTACATCGACCGCAGGTATTGATGTTCCCGAAAGACCAGTAGAAGCAACAGACGTTGGTGGTGTAACTATTACATTAGGAACAGCAGTCAGTTCTAGTAATAACGTTACCATTCCATATTCATTCAGTAATATATCTACTGCACAATACGCAGAAGTATTCATTCAAGAAACATCAGGTTCTGCACCAGCGGTCAGCAGTGTAGAATTTACTGGCACACCATTCTTTAAATCACCATTAAATAGAAATGATGGTAGAACATCTATTCGTATTCCTATTGCAAAACCATCAAATTATATTTTAGCTACATTTGTTCCATACGATGTATTAAATCGTAGAGGAGTAGAGCAAACACGATTATTTCAAGCTACATCAACTGCTGCAGTTCCACCAAACGCATTTGCATCGCAAAGTAATCAAAGTATTAGTGATACATCGGTGGTCAATAGAGTAATGATGCCAGCAACAAATCTACCTTTATTCATTAGAACATATTTAAATGGTGTAATATCTGGTAGTGATACCGCGGTCACAGTTGGTGCAAGTGCCACGCAATCAATAACTCACTCTGGTCTAACTCCACTAACTAATTATAGTTGGCAGTATAGTGCTATTAGTGGTAGTGGAGAAAGTAGTAGAACAGATTTTGTTTTAACAACAACCACAGCCGGTGGCACTTTGGTTGCACCAACCGCATCATTTACTGGTTGGCAATCCCGACCACAACAAGTAAATTTCGCTATCACAAATCAAACATACCCAGTAGGCACATTATTTGAAGGTGAAATATATTCTGGTAGTAATCTGTTGGGTAATTTAACAGCAAGTGGTGAATATACTTTATATTATCCAATAGAAGGTCCTGGAACAAATACGGGATATGCAAGAATACGTGCAACAAATTCTGGTTATACTACAAGTGCATATAGTGCAAATGTAAGTTGGTCTAATGCACAATTAAAGGCGCCAAACTAAAATGATTATACAACGAACAGTAATTGACCCAATAACTGGGACCGCAATATTAGTAGGTGAGGGATTACCATTTGGAACAGATGCTCCTACTGGTTCACTCTTTGTGCGCAAAGATGGTGGGTCAAATCAAATGCTATTCGTCAAATATGGTAATACAACTGGTGATTGGCAAGTATTAGCAAGTGGTAGTGGAACAGCAATAAGCTCATCATATGCTTTATCTGCATCATACGCAGTATCAGCTTCTATATCACAAAATTCAATAAGTTCGTCATATGCTGTATCTTCATCAAGAGCACAAAGTTCAGTAAGTGCATCAAATATGTCTGGATATATCGTATTTCCAAATGGATTGATTGTTACTGGTTCGGTCACCGCAAGTGATTCATTTATTGGTAAATCTACTGGCACATCATTTATTGGTACCGCAAGTTGGGCAAACAACGCAATTACAGCAAGTTGGGCTCTTACACCAGCAGGTGCAACAGGTCCTACAGGCCCTACAGGTCCTGAAGGAGATAAGGGACCATCAGGCCCTACAGGCTCAACTGGACCGCAGGGCACTACAGGACCAACTGGAGCAACAGGGCCAAAAGGTGATAAAGGATTTGATGGTGATACAGGCGCAACAGGACCAACAGGTCCATCAGGTCCCGAAGGAGACAAAGGGCCGCAGGGTTCTACAGGTCCAACAGGTCCGCAAGGCACAACCGGCCCAACAGGCCCATCTGGTCCTAAAGGTGATAAAGGATTTGAGGGTGATACAGGTGCTACAGGTCCAACAGGTCCAACAGGACCAAAAGGTAGTGATGGTGATAGTGGAGCAACAGGTGCTACGGGAGCAACTGGTGCTACTGGACCTACTGGCCCCGCAGGACCAAAAGGACCAATAGGATTAGATGGTGATACTGGAGCAACAGGTCCTACTGGACCAACAGGACCAACAGGTCCAAAAGGTGATGCAGGAACAAACGGAGATACAGGGGCAACAGGGGCAACTGGACCTGCTGGTAGTGGCACACCATCAAATCCATGTGGTAGTGGTGTTTATTATCTTGTATGGGATTGTAATGCTGGATCAAATCCATTCTGGAAATGTTTGGATCTTGCTGATGCCTGTGCCTAAGTTTCACATTTTATCAACTATTTATATCTAACCGGCAGCAGAACGCCAACCCGAAGGAGAACATATGATTACAGGTCGTTACAACCTCTCCATACAAAGTGGAGAGAGTTTTAATCAACAATTTAAGCTTTTATCGGCAAATGGTAATCCATATGACCTCACGGGTTATACGATACAAAGTAAAGTAAAAGCGGATTATACCTCATCTACCGCTGCGGCAACATTCGTCGCAACCAGTCCTGACCCAACAAATGGAATGATAAACTTAGCCCTCGATAGTGGTTCATCGGCGGCGTTAAGTAGTTCATGCTATTTCTATGATGTTCGTATTATTACGGGCAGCACTGTATATTACCCATTAGAAGGTAAGGTGGTGGTCAGCCCTTCTATTACAACAAACTAAGGTAATATTATGAGTGATATAATCCAAATAGTAGTTACCGAAAATCCAGTAGAAGTTATTGCATCAAACATTCAACCAATCAACGTTGGTGTAGTTGGTGCTACAGGCCCACAAGGACCATCAGGATCAACAGGCCCACAAGGTGACCCCGGCGGTCCAACAGGAGCAACTGGACCAACAGGCCCTGCTGGAACAATCGGTATTGATGGTGCAACAGGTCCAACTGGACCACAAGGTATAGAAGGACCAACTGGAGCAACAGGACCACAAGGTATCCCTGGAACACCAGGCGGTGCAACTGGTCCAACAGGCCCACAAGGTCCGCAAGGTGATGCAGGAACACAAGGTGCAACAGGACCACAGGGAAATACAGGGGCAACAGGCCCGCAAGGACCAAGTGGTAGTGTTGGTTCTGTTGGTGCCACAGGTATCCAAGGTTCTACTGGACCGCAGGGACCAAGTGGTAGTGTAGGACCACAAGGTGCCACAGGCATTGAAGGTGCAACAGGTCCGCAAGGTGTGCAAGGTGCAACAGGTATTCAAGGACCAAGTGGTAGTGTTGGTCCTGCTGGTGCAACAGGTATTCAGGGTGCAACAGGTCCAGAAGGTCCGTCAGGTAGTATTGGACCAGCAGGTGCAACAGGCATACAAGGACCATCGGGTAGCATTGGTTTAACTGGTGCAACAGGTATTCAGGGTGCAACAGGTCCACAAGGTGCCACAGGCATACAAGGAGCAACTGGACCTGCGGGAGCAAATGGAAATGATGGTGCAACAGGTCCAGTAGGAGCAACAGGCCCACAGGGTGCAACTGGTCCAGAAGGTCCAAATATTCCTGGTTTACTTTCTAGTTCACAGCAAGTTGTTGATAATATAACTGGTCAAACCATTGCACCCGCAGCAATCAACGCAACAGGCATCATCAGTGCATCTCGTATAATAACATCTAATAGTTCAAGTATCGCTGGTATTCTTTTTGGAACCAGTAATGGTGGATTTAATACCAGTTCTACCAATATCGCTATTGGTCAAGATGCATTAAAGTCATTACCAACATCATCTCAGGCAACAGGATCAGTTGCAATTGGCTTTAAGGCAATGCAAAATGTAAGCCTTTCTACACAAGCTGGTAGTAATGTTGCTATAGGAACGTTTGCATTATCCAGTCAATCATTTAGTATAAATAATACCGCTATTGGTGCATTCTCTATGGCATCATCATCCGCCAATAGTAATACTGCGGTAGGTCATAGAACATTAATGAGTGCAAGTGCTATTGGACAAGTTGCCGTCGGCAACTTTGCTTTATCACAACTTGCAAATGGAAATAACAATACAGCTGTTGGTTCATTATCATTACAATTCTTACAAACAGGATCAAATAATACTGTTGTAGGTCATGCAGTAAATACTATTTTTACATCGGGTGCAAGTAATACATTTGTAGGACAAGGGGGAATACAGGCATTACGAACAGGTAGTTTTAATACCACATTAGGACAATCAGCATTAAACGCTTTACCAAGTGGTAGTAATAATATTGCAATAGGATATACTGCTGGACGCTATATCAATTCTGGATCAAATGAACTATTCATCAATAGTATAGATAGAACAAACTCCACAGGGGACTATAGTAGTTCCATTATTTATGGTCGTCAAGATAGTGTTGTTGCAAATCAAAGATTACGATTAAATGCAATGGTCATTGCACCATATGGCATTACAGGATCGTTAGAAGGCACAATTTCTTCTGCATCATTTGCAACAACTGCATCATATGTTGCAACAGCATCAGTAGCAGAAAAAATACCAGTTGGAACCGAAGCACAACGTCCATCACCAGGTGAACGTGGAATGGTTCGTCTTAATACAACTACAAATATTCCAGAATGGTATGATGCTGTAAATGATGTATGGAGAAAGTTCGGTCAAAACCCAGTCCAAGTTGAATACATGGCTATCGGTGGTGGTGGCGGTGGTGGTAATAGTGATGGTGGTGGTCCAGGCGGTTTAGGAGGTGGTGCAGGCGGAGGAGCAGGTGCATACATCACTAACGTTCCTGGTTCTGGGTCAGGTGGTGGAGAACCATCGCAAAGTGCTTTAGTATTATTTACAAACGTATTATATCCAATTAAAATTGGTGCAGGTGGTGCAAGTGATACAAAGGGTGTAAATACACGATTTACAGGATTTGGATTTGGATATGCTTATGGTGGTGGATATGGTGGTAGACCAGCAAGTGCATCACTTACAACGGGTAGTGATGGTGGTTGTGGTGGTGGTAGTGCTGTATTAGACGCACCAGCAGGTATATCTCAATATGGATTTGGATTTGCTGGTGGTCGTGGTATTGGTGTATTTGGTAGTGGTCAAGCCGCAGGCGGTGGTGGCGGTGGAACAGGCACTAGTGGCTCTGCCGCAACAACGGCATCATATGGTGCGCAAGGTGGTAGTGGTGGTTCTGGTTCCATTTCATCAATCTCTGGTTCCTACTTGTATGTTGGTGGGGGTGGTGGCGGTGGTGGTCAAGGTGCAGGTAGTGGAAGTGTTGGATTTGGTGGAGGTGGTGCTGCGGGTGTTGCAGGACAAGCAAATACTGGTGGTGGCGGTGGCGGAGCAAACATTAGTCAAGGCGGAGCTACAGGAGGTAGTGGTGTTATCCGCTTCAAGTTCTCCTCATCATTTAGTTTATCAACCAGTGCTGGTGTAAGTTCTCTTGTTGGGGCATATGGACCAGAAGGTAGTGAAATTACCTATGTAGAAATACAAGCCGCTGGTGATAGTGATTACTTTATTTTAACGTAAGAGTATATTATGGCACATTATGCAAAGTTAGATTTTTATAATACAGTTATCGACGTATTTGTTGGTCGTGATGAAAATGATAAACATCCTGATATAAGAAATTGGGAAGGATATTATGAAGCAAAACGAACAAGTTATAATACCCGTGGTGGTGTCTATTATGACCCACAAACTGGATTACCTCATGCCGACCAAAGTAAAGCATTTCGTAAAAACTATGCTGGTCTTGGGTATACCTACGATAAGCAACGAGATGCCTTTATTCCACCAAAACCAGAAGTAGGTAATTGGGTATTAAACGAACAAACTTGTCTTTGGGATAAAGTAGATTAAACGTTTATGCCAACAATTTTATTTACTGCCCTTGGCTCTGGTTCTTGGGTCAAACCGTCTGGTGTGACGCGTGTAGAAATAGAATGTTGGGGTGCTGGTGGCAATGGTGGGTCAAGAACATCTATTGGTCAACAATCTGGTGGTGGTGGTGGTGGCTCCTACTCAGCAAATATGTCGGGGTTGACCACAAATTATGCAGCAACAGAAATGGTAGTCCCATATTATATTGCTGTTAATGGATCTGGAGAAGATACAACTTGGGGAAAAAATAGTTCTGCCCCTGAGTGGAATATATTTAATCGTGTTCGAGCCAGACCTGGAACAAATGGAACAGCAACCACATCTGGCACTGGTGGTAGTGGTGGTGATGGAACCACACTATATGCAGGTGGTAATGGTGCTGTAGGAATAGATGGCACAAACTGGCAAGGTGGTGGTGGTGGCGCTGCTGGTGAAAATGGTCCTGGTAATAATGCATCTGGAATAACAGGAGGTTCTGGTAGTGGTCAGTTCTCTGGTAATGGTGGTGGTCCAAATGCACCAACTTTATATGGAGCAGGTGGTCAAGCGGGAGCATCAGGCAATCCAAATAGATTTGGCACACCAGGACTCATTCGTATTCAATACGCAGACCCCGCTACACAATTTCAGTTGAACCCAACAGATGTAGATTTCGCAACAGAAGCAGAGATAAATCCAACTGGTGATTATAACTTATTTATCAAATTATAAAATCTGTAGAATTCTATAGACAAATAAAAAGACCCCGCTAACTGCGGGGTTTCTTATTGCAACTTAAATGATTAGCATGTATCCTACTACCAACATAGACATTATAATATTGTTCTTTTTCTAATACCTCTTCTATCATCTGGTATTTTAACTCGTAGTAATTCATATCTCCTTTTGATTTACACCACAACAATATCTCACGAGTAAAGTTTGCTTCTCCATAATATTGTATATCTTCTAATAGTTCTTTATTAGAACCCCAATAGTTTCTCCAATCACTTTCTTTTATAACTCGTTTATTTCTCTTACCTGCTTTTCGTTTTATTTGACTTGTAAGGAGTTTCTTTTGCCCGATATACATTCTTCCGTTTATATTGTTGATGACCCTATAAACGAAACCTGAAGCAAATGCGGGGGCTTCTACAACCTCTTCTCCAAGATACATCCAGTTCATACTAACCTCTCGTTTCATAATAAGTGATATACATATAAATAGAACCTAAACAGAGAGGGCAAATGGAATACAAGAATATTGACTGCACCAACTTTGCACAACGAGTCAAAGAAAAAGAAGATATGGATGATGATACTAAAATAAAGTTATTACAACTCATCAAAGATTTTGAGATTCAGTATCGGTCATTTAATTGGAACCTGCTATGAAAAAAAACCCCCGATTGTTAGTCGGGGGTTTTTCTTATTAGTTATATAGGTATTTCGTCTTTCCCTTTCGTGTCTGCCGAACAACCTTTGTTCCATCTTTAATATGCGTGGAAGGAACCCTGTATGCTACACCATAAGTTGTCTTAAAACACAAATACTTTTCGTCATTATCTTCATCACTCTCGATGCGGATACTATCCTCGTCAATCATATTTTTAGTAAGCTGCGCCTCCTCGCAAACCCACGACATTTTCCACTCAAATCTGTCTCCCTTACCAAATCGGCTAGCCTTGTAAATGTCGTTTACCATTTTTTTACCCTCGTTCTTGATGTGTTGTAATACAACCTTGTGTCGTATCACATATGTAATATATCACCTTGTGTGGGGAAAGTCAATACCCACGAAATCTTGTTACAATTGGACAAGGGTAGGAATAGCTGGACAAGGTTTTCCACATAATATTAAATAGTATTTACTATTATACTTTATAAAAAGAAACCCCCGATTGTTAGTCGGGGGTTTTTTTAATCCCAGTTACGCATTGCGATATTCTTTCGTCTCGACACTTTAATCTTATTTCCATTTTTAATATGTGTAGCTGGGACTTTGTATTCAGTTCCATAGGTTGTCTTAAAACACAAATACTTTTCATCAGTTCCCATCAAGTTTGGGTTACTTGGGTCACATTCATCCTGTTCCACAACCCTGATACTATTTTCATCAATCATATTTTTCGTAAGTTGTGTTTCCTCACAAATCCACGACATTCGCCACTGAAAATGTGCGCCGTCATCTCTGGGTGACTTATAGATTTCCTTTACCATTTTCTTACCCTCGTTCTAAAATATTTTGTAATACAACCTTGTGTCGTATCACATATGTAATATATCACCTTGTATAGAAAAAGTCAATAGGGTAAAAAAGAAAGTATAATAATAAATACTATTTATTAAATATACAACATTAAATATGCCCTTGACTTTTTTTCTACTATCGTTATATTTATGATTACAATAATAAACGAGGTGTTATGACTGATTTACATTCATTATTCTTTGGTGAAGAAATAGGATTTAGTTTTGATAGAGAAAGAAATATCTTTATCAATCATATGGATATGTTAAAGGGTCAATCAGTAGAAGAACATACCTTGTATAAGAAATGGAAAGAAATATCTTCTTATTACAACAATACAGCAGACCTAACTAAATCGTCTATAACAGAATGTCGTATATGGAAACCTACAGACATATACAATAAAGATATTACAATAGAACAAATACATTCTATTGACCCCGAAATCATCGTCGTAGAACCAGAAAGTATATTAGCAGATGATTGGAAATATCTTCGGGTAATGGGTCATACGATGGAATACACCCCGAACTTAGGTCGTGTAGTTAAAATCATTATACGAGATAAAACATCTAATCAATATCTTGGAGTATGTTCGTTGGGAAGTGATGTGACCTCAATTAAAGTAAGGGATGAATATATTGGTTGGTCTAATGAAGATAAGTTTAAAAAAGGAAAGTTAAACTCCACAGCTATAGGAACTTGTATTCTTCCAACACAACCATTTGGATATAACTTTCTTGGTGGTAAATTGGTTGCATCGTTGTTGTGTAGTCAAGTTATACGAGATTATTGGAAAGAAAAGTTTAATGATGACCTTGTTGGAATTACAACTACATCATTATATGGTTCTCATAGTATGTATCAACGAATACCTTACTGGAAAGAGTTGGGTAAGAGTGCAGGTAAGATGAGTATTAAACCAGATGATGATGTATATGAGATATGGACTGATTACTTAAAAGAACATTACAAAGACAAGTATGATGTCTTGATGGAACGAACAGGTCCTAAACAACAGATACTAACATTCTTATACAAACTCCTACAAATCAATCCTCTGCAATACCAACATGGGTTCCAAAGAGGTGTCTATTTTATGGAGTTCTACCAGAATAGTAGATTGTTTTTACAGGATAAGATACAACAACACGATTTGATATTACACGATAGGGTCAAAGATGATGTAGCTGGTGTAATGAAATGGTGGAAAGAGAAATCTATCAACCGATATACTAATCTATTAGAGAATGATAGAATAAAGGAAGATAGATTGTATTACCGAAAGATTGCACAGATGTCGTGGGAAGATACAAAACAACTTTATATTGGGGAGGTTGGACGATGAGTATGTATAACTGGTTAGAACAAGAAACTATACAAAAGGGATATACTACAAAAAAACATTACTGGCATTCCCTTGTTTCTGCAAAAGAACTAAAAGATTTGCGGGAGAACTGGCCTGCAATCTATAACTCTACTTATCACCGAGAGTTAAAGACTAAAAATGTTTTAATGTGGATTGGTGAATATAAAGACCATTTACAACAAAACTGGATTATAGATGATGGGGGCTTGACTTTTGAGGAGAACTGATTATATTACATTCACTACTGCCTGATACCAGTAGTCATAGAATGTTAGGTGTGTTGTAAAAATCAAATCAAATGTATTTGTTCCCCAAACTGCCCTCGTTGTTTGGGGTTTGTTTTATATAGGATAATTCCTATTTATTGGGGATGTGCAGTTCGCCATACTAACACATCATCGGTCAAATAGAGTGGTCTATTTGTTCCGTTCTTCTCTCAAAATACCAATAGAAACCCTTACGCAGAAATGTGTAGGGGTTTTCTATTACCCAATAATATTCACCCACTTGACTTTTCAGGATTTTGGGATATACTTATTTGTGTGTAGGAAACTGGTGTAATGGACTGGTGACCCAAGTATGTAGGAAAACTTAATCCACGCGAATATTGAGCCATTACCTCATTATTCTGTGTGGATTTTGTTTTAGATAGAAGGGAGTTTGGAGATTCGTTATCCCACAAGGGTCTTACTAACCTGATAACCAACGAGAATTGATACCGACAAGGAATGAACGTCCAGTATCATTAGTAAGCGTAAATGGTCTTACTTGTTATAGTCCATCTCGCAAACGGATAGAGAATTTGACGAGAAAATAACATTAAAGAGAACTGAGATCAAGGTTTGATGCATTCCCTTGACCGAGATGTAAAATGCAAGTGGTCCCATCAGGTATAATTTTCTGTATGGGTAGGGGTAACGAAGGCCGATATTCCACAAATGAACAAGCTGCTGTATCGCAGCGGGTGATGACTTGAATAAAGTTTATACTAAATCAATCTCTCTTCTAATCATTTTATAGGTTTGACCAGCTACACAACTTATAAGCAATGATTAAAACCAATTCTCTGGTGTATGGCCCAAACGATTAAATACTTGGGCAGCTATACTACATCACCCGTTCTTACCCTTCGTGTATCCGCAATATAATATAGTATAATAACTAAACAACATTTAACAAAAGGTTATCAAAATGAGAGTATGTCCTAATTGTCACCACCATTACGAAGATGCAAATGATGTAGGATTACTAAAATACGCTAATATAACACATATATTACAGAAAGAAGAATTAGAAAAGCCAGTTATTGGTAAGATTGTAATGCATTATTTTGATAAGCATAAAAACCAAAAGACCTATAAATACAACATACAAACCTTCTGTGAAAAATATAATATAGAAGAACAAGAGGTAGTGTTGGCAGCGGCAAACAATTACGAATATATGAAAGTTGGAAATAAAATATATTTACAAACTCCACAAGATGGATTATATGAGATTGGAAAATACACAGAATTAAAAAGGTCTAACTAAAATGAAAAAGAAAAAACAAAAGAAAAAGGAAAACTGGAAAGGTAATCCAACTACTCTACTATGGGCACCTACTTGGGCAGGTCGCAAGCGTTGGCATAAAAGATTAAAACAAATACAAAAACAAATAGATGAGAAACGAATAATTTCAGTTAAACTAACAACAAGACGCAGACCAGCAGAACAATAAAATAACATTTAATAAACCACAGGCATAAACCCCTGTGGTTTTATTATTTTATATTACCCAACAACATTAAAAATATTTTGCAGACATATTGACTTTTCAGGATTTATCGTTATATTTATTAGTGTAATCAATAACGATTACCAAACAGGGAGAAGAAAATGGCAACGAAGAAAAAGAAGGTCGAAGAAACTGAATGGAGGAAAGGTTTAGAAAACTTACCCTATGTAAGTCCTCTGGCAGCAGAAAAAGATGAGTTAGAGACACACAGACAAATCGGTTGGAATAACTTTGTGGTGATACGAGATATGGAAAGGTTTGTAGATGCAGTAGAAAATATAGCAGACGGATTACACAGAATAGCAGAAGCATTAGAAAATCAAAAGAACTAAACAAAAGATACAGCTTCCTCACGACGAGGGGGCTGTATCATGCATAGGAGAAGAAATATGGCAAATCAAGTTGGCGTATATATGGTGAAGCATAAGGATGGACATTTCTACATCGGGTCAAGCAAAGAGTTAGGACAACGATGGCACATCCATAAGTCCAGATTAAAAGCAGGAGTAAATAATAAAAAGATACAAGAGCATTACGATAAAACAGGCAGCAACATAAATGATTGGGTATTTGAGATTGTAGAAACCTGCCGGGAAAAGTCCTTGCAACGAAAAGAAGAAGCCCTTATCAATAAGCACTGGGGAAATCCCTTACTACTCAATTCCAGAAAAGATGGTACAACAGGGAAGCGTGGTATCACAACATCTAAAGAAGCATCCTACAAGATTGCTAACGAACTCTTGGGGAAGAATACAAAGGATGGTAAAATCCATAGACCAGCAAATCTTACCTTCGTTGCTCCTGATGGAACAGAATACGACAACATACAATCAGTCAAGGCATTTGCAAAAGAGCATGGGTTGAGTCAATCCAGTATGTGCCAGCTCAGTAATGGTTGGGTAGATATTGTAAATGGATGGACTCTTAAAGACAATCCTAATCTCCCCGACATCGGTAGAATTATTGACCTATGGCCGGAAAGTCGTATTCGTGAATACTATAAAGAGTATCACATCTTGACTCCAACAAACAAGTTGGTCAAGACATTCTATCTTTGGAAATACGAACAAGACAATAACTGCAGCGTCATCCTAAATGATTTACGAGATAGATGGGTCAGTAGAAACACCTATGGTCTGGATGATGATGGCCGAGGTTATAGAGAGGTTGGGGTGCCTACCTATACAATCGTATGGAAAGGTAAGAGATATGAGAACATCTTATCAGTCCCAAAGTTCTCCCACACACACGATATACGATTAGACAGAATGCGAAGCTATCTCAACAATCCGCCAATTTATAAGCGGTCATTTCATATTGAGAAGGAGTTGCAACCTATTTATTGATATAGACATTCACCACAAATAGGTTATGATATGGGAAAACGCGGTCCAAAAAAGAAAGGTATGCTGTTAGAACAAGAGAGTGCAGATATAATCTATCACAAATGGATTATCAATCTCAAACACTTTTGGTTAATACATCAGCAGGTGCTGGACGAAATAGAGAATAAAACCTTATCGGTCAGCACCGCTAATAAGTTTATGGACTGGTGGGTTGCAGTAATCGGTATATTTAGTCACGCATCGGTGCAGTGGTCTTTACCTTCTACTTGGCCTGAACCACGACACAAACAGATGCGAGTAGAAATGAAACAACAGATGGAACAAGTACGAATGTCGGTCAAAGATATTAAACAAAATATAGATGAGGTTTTGTATGAGCATAGAAGTAATACTAACGGACAAGATGAGCATAGACACGGCATTGCGAAAGTTCAGCAAGTTGGTAAAAAAAGAAGAAATAATCGAACAGCTCTACAATCGTAGAGAGTTTATGAAACCCAGTAAGAAAAAGAAGTGGAAGCGGGAACAAGCGGTCATTAAAAGAAAGAGACAAGAAAAGATTGATGCAAAAAAGAATAAACTAAACGGAGAGTACTAATGCAAAAGTCATTAGCACAACGCATACACGATATACTCGCAACACGACAAACAGATTTTCCAGAGGCAGGGGATGACTTAAAGGTTAGCTTGAGGAACTCAAAGTATGATTTATTTCCAGTCGAAGAAGCACAAGACATTAAAGACAATTATCTCAGTATTTGGCGAGAAGGTGGAAACATTCGTGGCAATCGTCAGTTTGAGCTTCTTGCTCCTATTGCCCGTAGGGGTGGTAATGTGGAGACACTCGCTGAGGAAAATGCCGTGCGACGCCGTGAAGCATGGGCAGCACGCCACTTCGAGGACTATTCACTTGCCGGGGTCGTTGCGCAGATGAAGTGGCTTACGATCGGTTCTCGTGGATTAGACCATATGAAGTCGGTAATACAAGAAGCTAAGGATAAATTACAAGAAAGAGTATCACCAAGACCAGATCAAAGTAAAGATGAGTTCTTATCATTCTGTATGGGTAGTGCAACGATGATAGGTGAATATCCAGCAGAAGATCAAAGATATGCAGTATGCAATAGTTATTGGGAAAACAAGGATGCAAGATTGTTTGAGAACCCATGCTGGGATGGATATGTTGCCTATGGTCTAAAACCTAACGGGGATCCCCGATGTATTCCTGAGAAAACAGTCGAGAAAATAGAAAAATTACTTTATAAAGATTGCTGAGGTTAAAATGGGTTATTTAAATCAACATTCACCAAAAAACAATTATAAGATAGATGGTCAAACATTAATTGTTTATGATATGCATGGAAAAGAAATGTTGTTTGATGCCGAAGATATAGACATCCTACAAATAAAAAGATACAGATATTGTATAACAAGCCACGGATATGCTTTTAATAATACACTTGGATACGCACATAAAATTCTTTTAAAGTCAAACAATAAACTACAGGTTGATCATATTAATGGAAATAGATTAGATAATAGAAAAGCAAATCTAAGATTAGTAACATCACAAGAAAACAAGCACAATAATACTGTAGCAAAAGGATACTCTTGGGACAAAGCAAGAAACAAATGGTCAGTTAAAATAAAGTTAAATAGAAAAGGTATATTCATAGGAAGATACAACACAGAAACAGAAGCAAGAACAGCATACTTAGAAGCAAAGAAGATATATCACCCAACAGCACCAATACAAGGATACTAATATGGCAAGACCTAAAATCATGCAGAAGATGAAACGAACAATAGTTCAGTTAGATGAAAAGGATTATAAAAAGTTAAGGGTCATACTCAATAAAGAAGGGAAGAGTATCGCACAAATGTTTCGTGAGGCAGTTGCGGTCAAACTTACACAGA